GGTGAATGTAAGGGTATTAACTCCTTGGGACTTACTGCTCACTGCCCCACTAAGGGACATGTTTATTGAGGCCGAATGATTGGTCGCGTATCCAACCACACCGCCAAAACGATCAGTAAAATCAACTTGAGGATTCTCAAGGTCATAACTTAAATCAGATAATAAAATTCCAGTTTCATCGGACCCCGCTCCAACTGAAACGTCTGCGCCTAATGCTGTTCCTACATAAGATGGTGTTGGCATAATTTAAATAATAATGTGTTTTTAAATAGTATGATAGGGGGATCAATTAGGTTTCTGTATTCCCAGAAAAGCGGTGATATAAAATTGATAGGCTCCAGCTCCCGGCTGATTAGTCCATCCTCGTTCATATTGAACTGAATCAATGCCGTTGGGGATAACTAGGTCACCAGAGGCAAGGCGGTCCCTTAATGGTTCATCACCATTCTTGCCGTCTCCAAAGGCTTCAAGAATTTGACCCCAAACCTGACTCACAACCTCAGGGTCTTGTGCTTTTTCGTAGTCGTATTCAGCGACCAACTCACACTCATGATATCCTGAGTTTGGAGGAAACTCCGCGCCCGGATTCACTACTACGGCAAGCATGGACCCGTCAGCCCATTCCGCAAGGCCTGAGCCCTCGATGAGTGCAGGCTTGGGATCTAAATAAGGCTCAGCAACCTCAAGCAGTCTCTGCTCCCATAATTTGCAAAAGTCCATTTTATCCTGAGGTTAAATTGAAAGCGTAAATTGCCCCACCTTGTTCAGTGACGTCCATGTCAGGACTGACCATGAGCTCAAATTGCTCGCCATTAAAATCAACAACGGCCCTCTCTCCTGTCTTGGGTGATTCGCCTAAGTCTTTTTTTAGACAGGCAACAGTGATGCTGATTGAATTGCGGTATCTTCCGGGCCTTTCCTCTCCTGACCTTTCAACCCCATCAGGGATGATGCAGGGCACAGGAGCCCGTTCACCAAGTGTGACCTTGGCACCTTGGGCATGAAGCCCAGCAAGGACCTCAAAGCCCGCCTCGACATCAGCCTTGATGGACATTTAAATCAATCCTTTTTGGCCTTTTTCTTTTTTGGCTTAGGTGCTGGCTTGTCAGGCACAGGGATGGCTTTCTGAGCCGCAATCAATTCAATTGCAGTCTTATCATCAAAGCTCTGAGGTGAGTCAGATGCTTCAACTGGATCACCTTTTGCGAATGTGTTTTTTATGACTATAACGTCCATTTTTCTTTTGGGCTGATTTTAAATTAATGGGGCCCCCTTTTGAGGGGCCCCGGTGATATTAGGCTATTGCCTAAAATGTTTTTTACTGAGCGGCTGAGTCTGTTGACTTAGCAAAGCTTTCAGCATGACGTACTCCAATGTCATGGAATGCGTTGGTTGTTACTGCAACCTGACCATTGGCGGCGGCACTATAAGGATCTACTGTCACCTTACGGGCCGACCATGATGCGATAATCAGCTCTTTCCAATTGCCGATCAGAAGCTGATTAGCGACTGTCAGAGCTTGATTGAACATCACAACAGGAATACCAAGAACGGAGAAACCTCCACCCGGTGCCTCGTTGATGATCATGACACTGTCAGAGCTTGCAACCTTTGCAGTTTGCAAACCTTTAGCAATTGATGTGCTTGATGTTACATAAGCAAGGTTCTCAAGAACTGCGTTGTCAGTTGCAATGGCATTCCAGATGTCAACATAATCCCCAAAAGTTGGAGCATTGCCAAATGTGATCTCTCCAATTCCTGTAGTGTTTGCAACACCAGTCGGATCATTTCCGTCAGCCGCGCCATTCATAGCCGCAAGATCGAGAGCAAGAGCCTCACGCTTGATTAGGTCATCACGCACGATATTCTCAACGCTCAAGCTTGACTGATTGACAAGCTGATCAGAGTAGATTGTGCGAACTGCTAAACGCTTAGGACTCAAAGCAACTTGACCAAAAGTCTGGGCTGATTTAGTCACGGCACCTTCCTCATCCACCCATGCGGCGGTTGCGCCAAGTGTGAGTTTAGGCAAGTTAACGTTACCGCGAAGACCTGTGAGCCTTGTAGCTCCCAAGCTTGCAGAAACAAGCTGAGCGTCAAGCTTCTCGATTAATCCACCGACCTCAGTCGCTACAGTGTAACCACCTTCCGCGTCTGAGCCTGCTTCCAAGTCTCTTTGACCATACTCAGCAGGAATGAAAAAGTCATTGCCTCCTAAGTTTACACCCGCATTGCGAGCGGCCTGCTCTGACACCTCGCGCTCAAGGCCTTGAAGGCCTCCACCCTTGATGTCTCTGATTGCTTTAACAACAGAAAAATCTCTGAGCTCTTTGGCATTCATTCCAACGGCCTCGTTGAGACCATCATGATTGATTGATGCGCTTGGAGCCTCCCAAGATTCAGTTACTGAGCGGCGAAATGACTCAAGGTCAGTGCCCTTCTCAATAGCTTGATCTGCTTTCTCTTCAAAACCGAATTTCTCACCAAGTGATCTGATTCCGTTTTGTCTCTTAATTTCTTCACGCCTTACGCGTGCCTTGTCCTCTGTCGAGGGTGTGAAAACTTGCGGCGCGACCTCTGCAACATTGCGGGTCTCTGTCTCGCTCGCCTCACTTTTATTTATATCAGACATATTGTCCTCCTTATTTTTAGTTTGTGTTGGCGTGGATGTTTCAGCATTTGCGACTCTCACCACGTTCGTTGAGTCACCGCTGGCGCGTCCTACCCCAACAGTCATGTCCATCGGGATTGATACGAGGCTAATCTCAAAAGGCTCCCAATCCGTCACACGATATGAGTTTTCCCCCTCATTGTCGGCTTTGGTATCAGTCACCTGATGGATTCGATAGCCAAAGGAGACCAATGTTTTGATCCTATCTTTGACATCGTTAAAAATTTCTTGTGCTCTTTGGCTCTTACCAAACCTGACCACGGCGTGCCCTCTTTTGTCATCTCCAATGGTTGCCTTATCGACAACCCCGATCTGATCATTTGGGTCATGGTTCCAAAGAAGAGGGGCACCCGTGTTGATCCGTTCCATCCTAGCTGAGCCCTTGTCGTGATCGAGGATCTCAAATCCTCTTAATCTTTCACCCGGTTCCTCACTTGAAAAGCTGAGAGCGACAGAGCGGTCCTCGTCATTGATGGCATCCTCACGGATCTCAAGGCTTCGATACTGGAGGCCTATTGACTCCCCATCCTCAAAGCCTGATTTTATTTCTTCAGTTTTATCCATTGTTCTTAATGTCTTCTGTTTTTATTGGTGATGATAGGGGGACAAAATCCTCAGGGGGATCTGAACGGAACTCTGTTGGCTCAAGCCCTTTGCTGGCAACTAAGGCCTCATATTCAGCCCATTCTGTGAGCACCTCCTCAACATCATCACCGCGCTCGGCAATAATTCTCTGAGGTGATGTAATTCTTGATTGCAGTTCTGCCTTTGTTCCTGCCGCATCTTTTTGAGTATCGATGCCTTGCCAGCGTCTGCCTTGTAAATAACAAGCCTGATATTTAGGTTCCTCCTCGATTGCTAAGCCTCCTAGAATGTTATAAGCAAGCTGAGTCCTTAGCCATGCATTGAATATTGGACGTATGCGCCCGTTAATTGCTGAATCCTGTTTAGCTTTCCACCCATCGCGCTCAGTAATGGCACCCAATCGGCCTGATGAGTATGAGGTGCCCTCAAGGTCCCCAGAAAAAGAATCATAAGAAATACCCAACGCTGAGCCTGCACCTCTGAGAGTATGCTTGGCATGGTCAGGCAGTGAGGTGTTTGGAAATTGTGGTTGCAGGATTTCCCACTTACGGCCAAGCCCAGAGCGTAAAACAAAGCCCGGAGTCACCTGCATTTGATCTGCAAATCTTTCACTCTCTTCATAATCCCAATCATCAGCATTGTCATCAACCCGCTGAAACACGGCGCAGGATGCCAACCTTGCGGCCATGTGGTGAGCCTCTTCAGTCCGTTCAAGATGCCTTAATGATTCAAGGGAATAGACTAAATCACTGACACCTCTCTGCTGGTCAGGTCTTTTCTTTTGAAAATGGTGCAGGATATAACCACTCTTTGCAGGAGCACCAACCCCGTTCCTCATGTATTCGGACAGGCAAGGAATGCGGGACCTCTTGCCCCCAGAATGTGACTTTATCAGAGCCCCATCCTGTTCACCCGTCAGCCAGATTGCAACACATCTGCCTTGAGGTGTTAACTCTCGACCCATGACAACCCTGTTGCCGTTGTTTAGTTTGTTTAAATTAAATTCATGATCAACAAAGTCACTCTCAATGGTCCTGATTGCAAAGCGGTGAGAATTGTCAAAGCCTGGATAAATCAAAATAAAAACCTCACCATCAACACCAAGAGTGCGCTCATGCAGTCGGTCCTCATCGTTTCCGTGGACCTCACCACTAGCTGTGTAAAGCTCAGGACTCTTGAACTCTTTCCATTTGTTTTCAATAAGCTGCCTAGCATACTGATCCTTTTGTTTGCGCTTATCCACGCAACGGCTTTGAAGCTTGAACCCATTAGGTCCAACCACATTGCTGACTCTAAGATCCAAATATCTTGCCGCATATTTATTAGTCTCAGCAAGGTCTCTACACATTCTCCTCAGATGTCCAAGGTGCTGGGTGAGTCGATCGTTGGCATCATCATCAGAAAGAATCCAATCACTCAACAGCCGTGCTGTACCAAGTTCATTGTACCCCCTTTTTGCTTTGCGCCCTTTCAGAGCTCTCTTAATTGCTTTTATTGGATTAGCCATTTTTAAATCGTATTTGCAAGCCATGACGCCCCGGCATATCTGAACCCTCTTTCAGTGTTGCCCTTGTTCTTTCTCTTGAAACCTCAGCCTTGAGCCTGTCCCTCAAGTCAAATCTCTCACTGATTCCCATCTTTGTGATGTCAACGCCTGCAATCGATATGCTTTCTTGAGCTGTTACAAGATCACCCGCAAGACTTGATTCAACTAATGCCAAGGCTTTGATTGCAAAGCTGTCGCCAATGTCAACGGCTGATGGGTCCGGCAAAATGTCCACTGTTCCTGACTCCGCAATGATAGACCCATCACTTTGCTTTTCAGCTCTTGCATGCCATTGCCAGCGACCCGGAACGAATTGACTTGAATCCTCTGCGCTCAAAGTGACAGCAAAGTCAGTGCCGCTAGCTGTTGCAGTGATGTTGACCGTTGGCTCTCCGGGTCTTTTAAAATAATAATCAAGAGACCATGAGGTTGCAGGATAGTCAGAATATCCAACCGTCCATTTTGTTGTATCTCCTGCCCGGAAAGTTGATGGGACATTTGTGTCGGTTTCGATAGCCATTTAGATCAATTTGCCAGAAATGAGTCCGGTGTGATAGGGGTAGGCCGCTTATAACCCTTGACCCCTTTTGATGAAAGCATCTTCAAAAGGGCAAGAGTGTCCACACTTGTGATGCCAATGATTTCAATGCACAAATCTGCACCGCCATTTTTCCAGAATTTGATCTCTTCAATTAGGTCACCAATGTGAGAAATGACCCCACTTTGAAAGCCCGGAAGCTTGCCGCGCTTGTCAGTTGGCAATTTAAAAACTTTTAAGGTCAGATCCTTATTTAAATAGCCCATCTTTTGGGCTGTTGAAATGATGACGGCAGATGTTCTGAGCATATCGAGTGCAAGCATCTGCTCGCCGTTTAGTGTGTGGAGAAGCTTGAGGATTGGCCCCTGACTCATAACCAGCCACCAACTCTGCCCATGCCTCTAGTTGGCTGGTAAGGTCTTGTTTTTCTTTTTTGTTCTGGATCTGCCTCACCATTAGCTAGGGCCTCAAGTGCCTTTAGCGAGGCCTCCTCTGATCGCTTGTCTGATTTGAATGCGGCCAGTGCATAGGCAAAGCAGTCAAGAGGCTCATTCCTAGGAGCTCCCTCTGTATGCACAAAGCAAGTGACAACCCTGCCGTCTCTTGCCCTTTTCGTGTCACGTTCCTCAGCAAGCAATCCTTCAAAGTATTCACCGCTAAACATCTCAAGCCCATCCTCAACGGCATCAGTGAAATGAACTGAAAAAGGGGTGTCCGTGTCCTTGTCAATGATGTCATAAACTTGATCCTTTAACTCATCAACCCCCAAGGTCATGACATTGGCCCCAGTGCTTGCGTCCTTTCTTTTGCTACCAAGCGCAGGGGCTCCAATTGCAGGGCTTCCCATCACAGCCAAAACCTGAGGCTGTCTTGGCTTAGTCCAGTTCTGCACCGCATTTTTTTGAAATCGGCTATCAATGAAAAGCCTCCTGATCCCAAGCTGTGCCCCGTTTGGATGTTTCCATTTTCGCCTCCTTATCAGGTCCAAGGCTTTCCAAGTTTGTGGCGAATCCCAACGGCCTTGAATCTCTGTATAATTTAAACCCCAGAAACCTGATGGACCTGAGGCCATCACAAAGATTGCAATGAACTTGCCATTAACGTCAGCACCCGCCCAGATCCTTGTCACCTCCTCAGGCAATAATCCTGATGGGTCATAATCCTCCCGGTCGGCCATCAACCCCTCAGGGTCGGCTTTCTCTTCATACTCTTCCTCATAAGATTCAGCCCAGAGTGTATTGATTAAGACCCGTCTGGCTTTCTTTGGATTCTCTGAATGATCAGCCTGCTCACTTGCCGCCGCAATCTCATGCAGATAATTCTCAAACTTGTCAGCGTGCTCACCAATGTGAGCCATGCAGTTTATATGGTACCCCCGGCGGCCTCCATATTGTGCGGTAGGTAATTCTCCAGGAGAGATGATTTTATTATCTCGATCCTTAAAATGACCAGTCTCAAGAATTGATTCTTTGCGCTCTTTGTCTTTAAAAGTCTTTGAACATTCCGGGCATTCAACCTGAGCTTGATGAGCCTTGCCCTCTTTCCAGACTAGGTCTTTAGGGTGAAAGCTCTGAGCAACTCCGCACTTGGGACAATCAAAAAACCAAGCGCATCCATCTGATTGGTCAATTGCCGCGTCAATTTTAGAGCCTCCAACAATCGAGGGATAAGAGGCAAGCCAGTGGTGTTGACGCTTGCGCCCTCTGGTCCTCCTTAAAAACATTTGAAGCTTGTCACCCTCGTCACGAATCTCTGAGGTGATGGCATCAATCTCATCCGCATCAGCAACGTCCACCTCAAGGGTCCTGATGCGCCCGGCACTGTTGGCCCCAACTCCTGTGATCTCCGCACCATTCTCCCAAGCCTTGAAAAGAACATTATCTTTAATCATTGGCAGAGTTGCAACAACCGGGGTCTCATTCAGAATCGGCATGAGCTTCTTGAAAAACCAATCCGCTGAAAGATTCTCCGCCGGGAACATCTTGCCGATCTTCAGCTTGAGCTGTTCAATGGCAAAAGCGTAAGCAACTGAAAAAAGGTACGTCTTGCCAGCTCCTGAATAAGCTCTCAAGGCAACGCTGGCAATCTTTGGATTGAATAGGTCAGCGGCTGGAGCCACCTGATAAGGTCTGAAAAAGAAAGGGGTGCCGTCACCATTCCTGATGTGAGTCTGAGCCCATTCCTCAAACGGCAATCGAGGTGAGGCCCTAAGTGCTGACCTCCATGCCTCAAGTAATTCCCTTGAATGTTGAGCCTGTCCCTCAGTCATCACCCACCTCCATCCCTTCAGACATCGAGGTCTTGAGTTGCTTGATCAATTTGTTCTGATCATCCAAACCCAGCTCACTTGATTCAATCACCTCAGTGGTGATGGCCGCCATGCGTGCCGCCAATTGTCTGGATTCCGTGATGGGTCTCCATTCACCCTCAATCTTTTTGCGCTGAGCTTCTTTGAGTTTTGCATCAGCAAGGTTGCGCTGTTCAATTGCAGACTGTGCCGTCTTTCTTTTCATCAGGCACCGCACCGCCTCAAACAGTGGAAAAAGATGAGCGTTCTTTGGCCCCTTGATTGGTTCAAAATTGTCCTCATTGAGGGCCTTTTTTCCCACATCCTTTGAGGTGCCTGTGATCTTACAAACCTCACTAAGACTGATTAATGTTTCTTTATCGGCTCTTTTCATTTGGGCACTTAGAAGCTGAAAATATTTTGATTCATAAAACTCGGGCCC